GGTATCTCTGTTCAATTCTCTGAATTTGATAGCGATAACTTCCAAAAGAACTTGATTACTGTAAGAGTTGAAGCTCGTATTGCATTCCCTATCTATTACAACAATGCGTTTGTATATGGTGATTTCGGTAACGTAGCTTAGTCTTAGACTAATCTAAAATATAAGGGGTAGCCAAAAACTACCCCTTTTTTAATGCGTTAAATTTTGACTATTTTTGTAAAAAACATACAGGATGCAAATTGTAAGAGATATAGCGGTTTTGTCTGATACTGTTTCAGAAGCAATAACCTTAGCAGAGGCTAAAAACTATCTAAGAGTAGATTATTCGGAAGATGACGCATTGATTGAAGCTTTAATTACTTCAGCAAGAGTAAGATTAGAGAAATATGCTGGTGTGGCTATGACACAAAGAAACTTACAAGTAGTTGCTTTTATGAGTGAATTTATCGAGCTTCCATATGTACCAGTTGGTGTTTTGTTGTCAGTTGAGTATTGGAATGGACAAGATTGGTTAACATTAGAAGAAGGTGATTATTATACTTTAGGCACAAACACCATGAAAATTTATTCAGTATCCTATCCAGGAGGCGAATATAGATTTACATATACTTGTGGTTATTGTGATCCTACTCCTACAATGAGAACAGCTTGTTTTAAGATGTTGGCTGACCTTTATGAGTATAGAGAGTCAAGCGTAGAGTCTAGTAAGCCAAGTGCTAACCTAACTACCGCATACGAATTAATGAAGCCTTATAAGAGAATAAATTACATTTTATAATGATAGGTAAACTACACAATAGGATTACGTTTAAAAGCAAAACAAGCGTATCTGATGGGGCTGGTGGGTTTGTGAACACACTTGTTGACTACTATACTTGTTGGGCTCAGATTGCTACAAACTCCGAAAGCAAGAGTAATTTGGTAGAAAAAGACTCTATTGTTAACGATATTGTATTTAGAATAAGATATACTACGTCAAAAGTATTTGATAATAAGCTAGTTATAGTTCACAATAATAATAAATATCTTATCAAGTCTGTAATAAACGAAGGGGATAGAAACAAATATTTCTTAATTGGTTGCTCAACAATGAAATAATGAGTGCATTTAGTATTGGCATAAAAGGCTTAAATGAGCTACAAACCAAGTTTGCTACTGCTTCAGATAGGCTTAACCTTCATGTTGCTGATGCCATAAATCAAACTTTAGTAAACATTCAGCAGGATGCTAAAGCTGATGTTAAAGTAAAAACTGGTGCCCTACAAAGAAGTATTACTCATAGAAGTGTAGATAAAAAATTAAAAGGTGGCTATGTAAGTGCAGGTAATAAAAATGTAAGATATGCCCCATATGTTGAATTTGGTACAAGATTTAATATAAGTTTACCATCTTTGATAAATATTAGTCCTAGTCAGCAAAGTGCTTTTGCTAGACAATTTATGGTTCAGAATCCTAAAAAATTCACTAATTTACCTACAAGACCATTCTTAATGACCGCATTTGACAAGCGTTATACACAGCTTTTAAATAGGGTAAAGGAATTTAAGATATAAATATATTTCGCTAAATTTGTGTAAATGAAAGATTGCGGATTAGCTATAAGACAAGCTTACATAAACAAGTTAACAACTGGATCTTACACGCTTAATGTGTATGACACAATAGCTCCAGATACAGTACAGCCTCCGTTCTTAATCATTAGTAGTCAGACTTCTGTAGAGAATAGCGACAAGCAAAGCTATAGTTTTAATGTTACTATTCAATTTGATATTGTTTATAGAACATTTAAAGACGGAGAAGTAGGGCAAAAGTCAGTTGACCAATGGGCTAACTCATTGTTACAAATCATAGGAGTATATCCTATAGATTACCCAAATACAGCTCCTGACTTTAAAATAGTAACTCGTAGAGTGGCTTCAAATGAAGCAACTTTTGATTATGTAGATGAGGCTTATGTGTTTAAAAGAGTTATTGTAATGGATCATTTTGTGAATCAAATATTATAAAAAAATAAAATAAAAAAAAATGCCAACATCAGGTGTATTTAACGGAACCTCATTGGTTGTATTAGTAGGAACAGAAGTAGTAGCTCACGCTACATCTTGTTCTTTAAGTTTTTCAGTAGATTTACCAGATAGCACAACAAAGCAAAGTGCTGGTTGGGTAGATCATATTGGTGGTGCTAAGTCTTGGACTTTGACTACAGATGGTTTAGCTACAGTTGATCCTGCTGCTACAGCTTCTTACTACACTACAGGTGAGTTAATGACTGCAATTGCAAATAGAACTGCTGTAACAGTTAAGTTTACTACAGTTAGTGGAACAACTCCAGTAACAGGTGACTTAATTTGGTCTGGTTCTGCTTTCATTGAAAGTATGGATATTACTGCTGACATGGAGTCTCCAGTAACTTATTCAGTATCTTTTACTGGAACAGGTGCTTTGACTCAAGCAACTAACTAATAACCAAAAACAACAACATATATGAGAGGACATTACGAAATCGCACTTTCGGATGGCACTAAGGTGCATTTAAGATTCTGCACATGGTCTTTAAAAAGATTTTGTCAGTTACAAGGCATCGGACCATCTGAAATAGGTGAAGCATTAAGTGGGGATAATACCCTTGATGCTATCGTTAATTTAATTAAGGCTGCTGCTGAATATCCTTTATACAAGGAAGGCATCACTCCAACTTACACAGACTTAGATGTTTGTGATTGGATAGATGATATGGGAGGTGTAACAAGTGCTAATATGCAAAACTTGTTTAAGGCACTATCAGATAGTATGTCAAGCGGATTAAATGATGCTGCACCTAAAGGTAAAAAAGGTGATGTAAAAAAAAATTAGAGTGGATTGATATTGAAAGATATACAATGGGGGAGTGCCAAGTGCTTCCCCATTTGTTTTGGGATATGACGATGGCTGAACTAGATTTTGTGTGGTATGGCTATAGGCATAAAGAAGAGCAGGAATGGGTTAGAACTAGATGGCAGACAACAGTTTTAGTCAATTTACAACTTCCTAAAGGAAAGAAAGTCAAGCCTAAAGAGCTTTTAGAACTTGATTGTGATAATCGTAACTTTGTGAAACAAAACATAATGAGTAAAGAGGAGCTTGATGCTGTACTTGAAAAATATAATAATGCTAAACCTATAGAAAAAAATGGCAGTAGAAGAATCGATTAAAATTAATATACAGGCTAATGCCGAAGAGTTTAAGGTAGTATCGGATATTCTTAATAGAGAATTAGGTAAGCTTGGGAAAAACTTTCAAATTTTAGAAGGTGATATAAATCAGGCTTCAGGTGCTATGAGAAAATTTGATAGCTCATCTAAAAGCTTTAATAAGGGATTGATGAATATCTCTTTGATTTTACAAGACTTGCCATACGGATTTAGAGGTATTCAGAATAACTTACCTGCACTTGCACAAGGGTTTGGCTTATTATACTTAGCAGTTTCTGCGGTAACTGCAGCTATGACATATTTTGCCATTCAAGGTGATGATATGTCAAAAGGAACAAAAAAGTTATTTGAGACATTTAAGGACTTTGTTAATGGTGTAGTTAACTCTATAGTAAATCAATTATACCCTGCTTTTAAATCTATAACAGAATCCATAAAATACCTATGGAGTATGTTTGGGGAAAATATCATATACCAATTTAAAATAATTTGGGAAAACTTATTAGCTTTTTTAAAAATTGCTGGTAACATATTAGCTCAAGCGTTTATACTAATAACAAGTGTAATAAAAGGAGATTGGAAGAAGTTTGGGGAAGCATTGCTTAATATATTTAAATTAGCTTGGAATGGGATTATTCAGTTCTTATCTTTTGCATTAAAACAAGTAGGAAATGGTGTTGGAGCATTTGTAAAGATATTTAATAAGGATTTAGGTGAAACAATATTAAAATCAGTTGATTACACAGCTAATCAATTTTCAAATAAGTTTAAATTTGCTTTTAAAGAGGTAGAAACAGCTGCAAAGAAGATAGATGTATTTGCATTATTTAAAGGTAAAAAGAAAGGGAAGGCTGCAGGAGAGGAAGATGACACATTCTCATCTGATTTAAGGAAAGAGAATAACAGAATACTTTTTGAAATACAAAGAAGGGCAAAATTATTAAAAGATAGTGGTCAATTCTTATTAGGTCAAACACCTACTGAGAAAGCTAAAGCAGCTAAAAAAAGACAATCTGATATTGATGCGTTTTCTGATTATGCTATGTCTGGAGATTTTGGTAAATCATTGCAAGGTAAAACTTCATCATTCTTTGAGTCTTTAAATCCTGCACAAAGACAGGCAGAAAACGAAGCTATAGTTAATAGAAATAAACTAATTAAAGAACAAGCGGATGCTTATTTATTAATGGCTAATACTATATCTAATTACGTTACAAATGCGTTTACTGGATTGTGGTCTGCTATGGAACAAGGCATGAGTGTTGGAGAGGCTTTAGGTGGAATGTTTATGGATTTGGTTAAGCAGATTGCTGCTGCCGCTATGAAGGCTTTAGTTTTCTCTATTGTGCTTTCATTATTACCTGGAGCAAGTGCTGTAGGAACTGCAGCTAATGCTTCTAAAAAAGCTGCTGGTGGGTTTGGAGGATTGTTTAAATACTTTATGGGATTTGCTAACGGAGGTATAGTGTCTGGTCCTACAATGGGATTAATAGGAGAATATCCAGGTGCTCAAAATAATCCTGAAGTAGTAGCTCCTTTAGATAAACTAAAAGATTTGATGGCAAGTGATAGTGGTGGTACATTTACAATTAAAGGGCAAGACTTAGTTTTGGCAATGAATAGAAGTGAAACAGCATTAAAATATAGAAGAGGATAATGGCATATTACGATAAATATAAAATAACCTTTGCTACAAAGACAAGTAAGACTGTTTACTTATACCTACAAGAAGATTTACCTTCTGCTCCTACGTTAGTAGAGTTTATAGGGGTAGATATATCTTTAAGTTATATACCAAGTGGAGACGAGATTTACGAAGCTATGTATGCTAGTGAACTTAGCGTTGTAATGGATGTAACTGATAATTTAGCTAACATACCTGACTTTGTAACAGTTAATGATAGAAAATACTTTGTCAAGTTGTTCTTAGGTTCAGACTTAGAGTGGACTGGCTTTACGTTAAGCGATAATATACAAATGACTTATACATCAGGTAGAAAGCAATTGGCATTCACTTGTGTTGATGGGTTGGGGATGCTTAGAAATATACCTTTAAATATTAGTAATGTAGGCAATAGAACTAATAGTCTAAAAAGTGTTTTAGAATATATTCTAACTTGTTTAAACTCTTTGAATTTTCCTACCACACCTAATCTAATGACATCTTGCTCTTATTATGCACTTGATATGAATGATAGGGGCGATGGAACACAATACGAACCATTTAGCCAAACTTATTTACCATTAAGAACATTTAAGAATGATGATTATACATAC